TCTACAAATAGCATATTGATAATCAATTAATAAAGAAAGGAAAACACATTGGAATGTTCCGAAAAATACTTTTTTCTTTTCAGAAAAGTTATTAACGATACATCTATTATTATGACCATAAATTTTTAAAACACAAACATCTTTATAATAATATTCGGTATGAAAATCATAAAATTGGAAAAATGGTACAAAGTGTTTAACTGTGATTTTATCTTTGTATTCTTCTTTTAAATATTTTTGAATGGATTCCTTATCTACATTATAATCAATAGAAATTGCTTGATAATATGGAAAATTTTCAAATTCAAGATCTTTATTGGCTTTTTTTACCAGATAATTAAAAGCATATAACCCTATAACAATTAATTGAGAATTATGAAGAATTTTATGTCTGATAAATCTTTTTACTTCACTAATTTCAGGACCCGGTAACTTTGTATCATATCCTAATTTAAATTTATCTAAATTAGTTTCAAAAGGATAATGTTTCATCAAAGTTGTAAATCTATTAAAAGTTTTATCTAATCTCCAATAAGATGTTAAAGGGTCCGCATAAACTCTGAAAGCATCTACTAACATAAGATGTGGATGAGAATATCTAATTCCATCGTTTTCAATAAAAGGTAAATTATCATAAACATTTTTTGGCATATAAGAAATATCAACATAATTTACAAAATTTACAAATATTTTATATGTTTCATCATGAACACCACTTTTAGCTTCTATATATTTATAATTTTTAGTATATAAATAATCACACATATCCATAGCATCTTTAATAGGTTCATAAGAATAAAATTCTATATCTGCCATATCTGTTTCAGCATAAAATGCGTCAGCTGGATTTTTCATTTTAATTAAATGATTTTGTGCATATCCTCCATATACTATTTTTTTACTTTTTTTCATAAATTCTAAAATTGATACATATACTTTTTTATATTCATCTTTAGTAGGTTCAATAATTTCTTGGGTTTTTTTCATAGCTTCATCTTTTATATTATCAATATTTCTTTTAATTTCTTCAATGTCTGTTTGTCTATACATTATATAAAATTATAAAATAAATTATTCATCTTAATTTACTAAACTTTTGTAAATTAAATTGATTATATTTCTAGTTCCATTTCAACTGGAGGTACATTTTCTTTATTACTAAAACTATCTTCATAAGTAGTTCTTGTAAATAAATTATAATTATTTTTAGGTTTTATTAAATCCCATTCAAACTTAAAAGATTCAAAATTATTATTATTTGTTTCATCTAGTTTTTTAAAAATTTTATATTTTGATTCAAATAATTCAGGTATTATAAAACTAGAATTTTTTTCTTTTTCTTTTAATAAATTATTATATAATTTTAAATCATATTCGTAAGATGCTTTTAGTTCTTTTAGTTTCTTCTGTTCTACTTTTAATTCATTTATTTTATGTACTAAATCTATTTTATCTTGTTTTATTTTAATATATTCTTCGGATTTTTCTAATTCAGCTTGTTTTTTATCCATTAATTTTTTTAATTTATTATTTTTTAAAGTTTCTAATATTTCTTCCCTTTTTTTATCTTCAATATCAAGTTGATTAATAATGTTTTTTGAAACATCTAAAATTAAGTTTCCAGAAAAGTCACTATTAACATTAATTATATTATAATTTCCAGATATATCACAATCAGTATTTTTAAAGAAAGAATTCACAACATATTTTTCTATTTTAACAGAATTTATTTGAAGTAAATTTTTTTGTATACATCCTTCAATGGTATTATTTAAAATTTGTACATTATCAAAAACTCCTAATAATGAATTATTATTATAAGCTACATATACATAGTTAATATACATTAAAGAATATAGATTTATATTCTTTAATTAGTTTTATTTATTAAGTATAAAAGTTTTTAATGCTATATTTATATCAGCTAAAATAATCATTTTTTTTGTTGCAGAAGCATCATTAAAAATTCTTTTACTATGAGCTCTTTTACATTTTGTAAATAATAATTCCATATCTCTTCCGTAAAATTTAAAATTATCATAGTTTTTCTTAAAGAATGATGCTTTAATTGAATTATCTATTTCCCATTTATTTTGTTTAACAATTGATTGAAATATTTTAAATAACTCTCTAGGAGTATAAGGATCTATAGAAAATTTAACTGGAAATCTTGAATGTAACCCTTTATTATAAGAGAAAAAACATTCTTCTATTTCTTTAGGATAACCTGCAACAATGCAAATAAAACTATTTTTCATTTCTGATAATTTCATATTTAAAGTATCTATAGCTTCTTTAGAAAAAGAATCTCTTTGTTCTTTACATCCTAAAGAATATACTTCATCAATGAACATTACACCACCTTCACAACTATCAATTAATTCTTCTGTTTTTATTGCTGTTTGACCTAAATATTTTGCAACGAAATCTGTTCTAGATACTTTTTTAAAAACTTTATTTTTTAATATTCCTAATCCTAAATAAATTTGTCCCAATATTTTTCCTAATTCAGTTTTACCAACTCCCGGTGGTCCTTCAATTACTGTATGAAGCATATCTATATTTTTATCATCCAAATTTTGTAAATAAAATATAATGTGTTCTAAAATATCATGCTTTACTTTTCTCATTCCTATCATATTATTTAAATCAGTTAAAGCCGATATCATTTTATTTAATTGTCCTAAATTAATATTATATCTTTTGTTAGAATCGAATGTTTTAGCCAAATCAATCAAATCTGATAATGAATTAATTTTATTTTCAATAATAACTAATTCTTTACTCTCTAATTCTTTCTTTTTTTCTTCTTCTTTTTTTAATCTTTCTAATTCTAGAAATTTATTTCTTTCATTTTCTATATCTTTTATAATTTGTTCTTCAATTTCATCAAAATCTTCTACAAATATTATAGGTACTTTTTTATTAACAGAAGGAATATCAATTTGGTTTCGTAATCTTTTATTATTGTTGTTTTTGTTGTTATTATTGTTGTTGTTATTGTCATCGTTATTATTCATTATACTTTAAAAGAATAATCCTTTAAATAAATAAGTATTTTCCAGAGAATTATAATGAAAATTTATCCAAATAAAAAAGATAAAAAAATAATAAATGTAGATGATTTTAAAGATGCAACTTTTAAACTTAGCATTGAAAATAATAATTTAAAAATAGATAAAATATTTGATTTATCTTTATCTAAAATCCCTGAATTTTCTTTATTTGAAATTGATTTTAAATTTCTAAAATTTTCACATGATATTCAAATTTTAAACGAAAGAATTAGTAATTTAGAAAAAAATTTGCAAAAATTAAAATAAATATAATATATTTATTTATAATGAAAATAATAGCTTGGAATATTAATGGAATTCGTTCATTAATGAAACTAGATATATTATATAAATTAATGGAAGAAGAGAAACCAGATATAATTTGTTTTGGTGAAACAAAAATTTCTTGTCCTTTTATTGAAGTTCAAGATGAATTAAAAGAAAAAATAATAGGATATAAATATCGTTATTGGAGTCCTTGTATGACAAAAAATGGTTATAGTGGTACAGCTATTTTTAGTAAAAAAAAACCAATAGAAGTTTTTTATGGTTTGGAAGAATTAGATCAAGAAGGTAGAGTTATTACATTAGAATTTGAAAAATTTTATTTACTTCATGTTTATACACCAAATTCAGGGGAAGCTTTAGCTAGATTATCATTTAGAGTTAAAACTTGGGATGTTGCTTTTAGAAATTATATATTAGAATTACAAAAGAAAAAACCAGTAGTGGTTTGTGGAGATTTAAATGTTGCTCATCAAGAAATAGATTTAAAAAATCCTAAAACTAATACTAAAACTGCTGGATATACTAAAGAAGAAAGAGAATCTTTTGATAAACTTTTGTCAGAATGTAATTTAGTAGATACTTTTAGAAAATTAAATCCAGATTTAATAGAGTACAGTTATTGGTCTTATAGATTTAATAGTAGACAAAAAAATGTTGGTTGGAGAATAGATTATTTTTTAATACAAGAAAAATATTTAAAAAATATAAAAAAAAGTTTAATATTAACAGAAATTTTAGGTTCAGATCATGCTCCTATAAAATTAGTATTAAATTTTAAATAATATTTTCTAGTAATATTATATATATGAATGATGAAATATTTATTGCTTTAGTTGCCGCCCTAGTCAACTTAATCTTATCAATTTTAGTACCATGCGCCTTGAAAAATTACAGAAACTTTTTGCCTGAAGTTCGTATTATGTTAGAAAACAATAGAAGTGCTTTATTAACATCCTCTGGTTTAGTTTTCGTAGTTGTTTATATTGCTTTAGTAATTTCTCCTACTGTAAAATCCGAAATTCCTGAATCTGTTTTAAGATTAGTTAATTTATCAAATTAAATATAAAATATTTTTTATTAAAAAAATATTTTAACTTATATCTTATTTGAAAAATATTATTAGAAAAATAAAATTTAGTCTAATATATAATAATGGAATCTCAAGAAATATTTAAAAAAAAATATTTAAAATATAAAGAAAAATATTTACAATTAAAAGAGTATGAAGGAGGAGCTGACGGTTTTAACAGTGTTAAAGCCGAACAAATGGTTACTGATAAATTTAATTACATGAACAAGGCTGCTGAAAATGTAGAACAACTAAAAAAAGATTTACAAGAAGTAATCAGAAAAGAATTAAATGCTAGAGATGCATATGCAAATGATAGAGATGATAAAAATTTACAAATAAATTTAAATAATGCTAGAAAATCTACAGCAAATGCTAAAAATAAATTAGAACAATCAGAAAAAAATTTAGCTAAAGCAACTGAATCTTATCGTCAAGCAAAAAAACATGTAAGTGAACAAAAACTAAAATATGGCGAATCTACTGTAGCCGCATCTAAAAATAATTTATTAAAAGCAAAAGGTCGTTTATCTAATTTACAAAAAAATCTTGTAAAATTAAAAGAAAATGTTCTTAGAACCGAAGATAAAATAGTTCAAACTGAAAAAATTATTAAAGATGTAGAAAATAAATTAATTGCTGATGAAGATAACCTTAAAACAATAGAAAATGAACAATTAACTAATTTAGGTAGCAGTCAACCTACTCAAGATAGTCAAGATGATGATACATCTGAAGACTAATCTAATATTAATTTCCAATTATTACCTTCCAATTTACAACCTAATTTTTCAAAATCTTTTTTAATTTCAGGATTTTGATTAATAAATTTTTCATTTTTAAAAGTTAGTACATAAATTAATTTATCTTTTGAAGTTTTAATATCCATGTCTCTTTCTGCTATTTTATTTATTTCTTTAATTCTATATTTAACTCTATCTTCTAAATTATAAGGAAAAGGTAATGTAAGATGATTTGCTGGAATCATTACATAAGTAATTTTATTACCATCTTTATTGGTTGAATATTTTTCTAAGTATAATAACTTATTTTTCATTTCATTACAAATATCTTCTCTAATTAATTTATTAATTCTCGCAATTTCATCTTTACTAATATTTGGAATTTTTTTAATTAAATTCATTAAATAATCCTTATCTTTAGATGTTGAACATACTGCTCCTTTTAATGTAGGAATACCCGTACCTCTCTTTTTATCTTTAGATTTACCTATAGGAGCTCTAATCTTAAATAAATCTGGTTCATTTGAAGCCAATTTATTAAAATTTTTATCAATTATACCCACAACAAAGTTTTCATCTCTAGAATCGTAATAATCAATAACAGATTCAAAATCATATCCTTTTTCTTTTTTATTTTGAATATTTTCTTCGACAACTGGTGTATTTGATTTTACTTCACCAAATTTTTGTTTTATAAAATTTTTCAAAGAAACTTGATTTGATTGAGTTATATTTACATTTTCTCTATAATACATAGGTACATCATTATTTTCATCAAATGGTTGAAATAAATAAAATTTATTTCTTTGAATTAAATAACCACTTCTATTATATTTATCAAAAACAGTATCTTTAAAATTATTAAAATCATTTTCGGATTTAGGCATCATTTCTTCTAAAGCTTCATCTAAAAAGTAACTATCAAATAATCCTGCTTGATGAGGTAAAAATGATTTTTTAATTTCATCTATAATTTCATCATATAAATAAACATGTTTAAATCTAAATAAATCTTTAACTTTTGATTTAACTTGATTAATTTCAAATCTAGCCAATTCATCATTAAAAGTATTATAATCAATTTCATTATTTTGTAATTCACGATATTTTTTACCAACTAAATATTTTTCATTTAATTTTGGTTCGTTGCATTTTAAACTACATTCTTTAAAATCACATATTGCTGGACAAATTTTGTAGCCTTTACTTACATTTTCTAAAGTTGGAGGTACACAACCTTTATATTTTTCAACTTCCTCTGGAAACATATTTGCATTTAATAATAAAGGACAATCTACTGCTGTTTCTTTTAAAGCTCGTTCTACTTCCTTTACTAATAAATATTTTTCTTCTGCTTTTTTATATAATAATTCATCGGTGGTTAACTCTCCTTTTTTTGCTACTACATATCTATAAACTCTAACTTTAGGAAATTTATTATTTTCATTAATTGAATCTTTATGTACACACATACGAATAGCTCTCCCAATAACTTGTTCAACTTTTGGTAAATTATAAAATACATCTATTAAATGAACACTAGAACAGTTTTTTAATGTTACACCTTCATTCATTACTCTTGAACCTAAGACTATTTTAATATTTTTACCATCTATATTATCAGCATTATTAAAAACATCTTTAATAATTTTTTGTTTAACTTCAGATATATCTTCTCCAGTTTCATCTGAAGACCCTGTAATTAAAATAAAAGTTGCTGGTTTAAAATTAGATAATTTTTCTTTTTTAAATTGAGCATATGTTTTACCTGTTTTATAATCTAGAGTATCTTCTTTAATATCATAATTTTTAGTATCTTCTTGATATTCTAAATATCCATTTTGTCTTAAAGCTTCAGCAAATAATTCCATTCCTCCGGCACGAACTAAATTAGAATAAACAAATGATGTTGAAACACCACTTCTTCCTTCAACCATTTTAAATAATCTTTTTATAATTTTATAAAACTTAATTGAAAAATATCTTATATAAGGTACTTTTAAAATCATTCCTGTAATATTTTTTGTTTCTGATTCTAAAATAAAATTATTTTGTACTTCTTTTGATAACTTATTATTAAAAAGTTTTTTATTTATTAATTCTCTTAATTTATCTCCATCTGAATTAAGTTGAGCTAATACTGTATTTAATCCTTCTGTAGAATAAAAACCTTGTAAATTATTTTTATCTGAATTTAATCCTGGGAATACAAAATTTGCTGCAGCAGAGGATGTTCTATCTAAAGTATCTTCAATATTTTCTTTTGTTTTTTCATAAACATCGTCTTGAAATTTTTCTAAATAACATTTAATTACTGGTGTAAATAATAATCCTTTTGGTATTTTACCTTTTTCAACTCTCTTAGCATAAGTATAAGGAATATTGCCTCTATAATAACTTATATATCCTTTTGCTTTTTCTTTTAAATATTCGATACCACCTTCTTTTAATTTCATTAAATAATTTTTTTCTCCAGTAAATATTTTATCTCTTTGAACTTGATCATCTAAAGGTCTTAAAAAATTTAACAAATCAACTATTTCGTCTGCTAAATTAATCATAGGAGTAGCAGTTAATAAAACTACTCTTAAATTTTGAGAATTTTTAATAATTTTTTTTAAAGCTTCGCCATATTCATTACCTGATAAGTTATGTGCTTCATCAACAATTAATATAGCATTATCCATATTATTAATTCTATCAACAACTAATTCTCTTTCTATCTCACCTTCTGTATTTTTCTTATAACTTTTTTTAATTTTATTATCTTCTGATAATTTATTCTCAACTATTTTTTCACCTAATACTTTTTTATAGAAAGTTTTATATGACATAATTCTATAATATTGTGATACAGCATAAAGAGCTATTTTATATTCTCTTTCCTTTTCCATTTTAGTCATTTGACTTAATATATTTTTATTTTTAAGATAAGTTTCACCAGTCCAATTTAAAATTTCATTTTTAAAATTATCTCTAGTGTTAGGACCTGGAACAATGACATAAATTTTAGTATTATATTTTTTTATTTGTTCTTTAAATTGTTCTGCTAT